GGTAACAGGGTTTTCAGAGTCTTCCGTGGGAACGCCCGGTGATGGCACAGTCACCACCGCTAAACTAGCAGATGACGCAGTTACCGCTGCGAAACTTGCTTCAAGTGCGGTTGTTACGGCTTCTATTGTCGATGATGCAGTGACACAAGCAAAAATAGCGGATGATGCGGTGGGTGCAGATCAGTTAGCTGCCAGTGCTGTTGTTACTGCGTCTATAGTGGACGATGCCGTGACTCTTGCTAAGATGGCAACTGGAACTGATGGAAATTTAATAAGCTACGATGCGTCAGGTAATCCTGTAGCTGTGGCAACAGGTAATGCAGGACAGATTTTAACATCTGCTGGAGCAGGTGCGCCTCCAACCTTTGCGGATGCCGCAGCGGGTGGGCCTAGTGTCGGTAAAGCATTTTTTATGGGACAATTATAATGGCAGTAAAAATTTCAGGTGTAGACCTTAGTGCAGACACAACTGCAAATATTGGACAGGCTGGCTCCAGTGGGGGCACTTATACTGTCCACATACTCAATCGTGGAACGGGTTCTGCGCTTGTTCAATTAGGCGTAGGTGATAGCTCTGCTACTTTTGCCAACGCAACGAAACTGTTGCACTCGACCTTAGTAGGGCCGAATGAATCTTTAAGCTTTTCGCCAGTGGTGGCAGGGGCTAGTGACTATGTTATCGGACGTAGTTCATTAGCAAGTGTCAATATGGTAATGATGGGGTTTGATGAATAATGGCTGGTCTAACTCGTTCTTTAAATATAGTCACAAGTAAAAATAGAGCCTTTCCTAATTTTCCTAGAGCCTATATGCCTAGTGAAAGTTGGCCTTACTACGGCAGTCATATGTATACAGTTACCTCTAACGTGATGCTTCCGGGATTTTTAAATTTTGGGAGTGTTGGCAGTAGCATAATGGTTAATTGCACTAATTCTACTACTGCCCTGAAAATGTACAACGGACAGGGCACTGAACAGACCGCTGGAAGTTGGAATAGCGGTTTTGCTCCGGGAGATGGAGCAGCAGCTTACGATACGTGGTCAGCCCTTTACATGGATCGCGTGGACAATCTACTTTATGTCATGGTGATTGATACCTCTACTGACCCTGATACTTATCGTATGATGACGATTGATAAGGACGGGACTGTTGCTTTTGTAACAGCCGCTTATCAAGTGACAAATACTGGTCTAGAAAACATGAAACTTAGTTTTGATACTACGCCCCCACTTTATCGTGTCGGGATGGTTGATGGCACAGGTAATTTTAGGATGGATCGTTATAGGGCAAACACGCCTAACGATAATGCTACACAGCCTTACGACGGGGTGCGGTTAGAAATAAATACGTCAAGTGGCACAGTAAACGGCATCGCAGCTAATACTATAGCTGAAACAACTGATGGCCTTATTCCCAACAATATCTTTATTGGGAATAGTAGCTTTAGTGAAGTTGCTACTTTTATGGGGCCAACAGACAATGGAATTATGGGTGCTCCTAGTTATGGAGACTACAGATATAACGCAGGAAGACCTTACGGTGTTCTTGGAAACGTAAACACTGGACAAATCATTCAAAATATATCGTTTGGTATGGATATCCCTTTTTACTACTGGTCTGATAGTGATATCAAGCCTGTCCCGTGGCTAGGGTCTTATTTCTTTCATCCTATAAGTAATGGTTATGTATCAGGGATAAACAATTTTTCTCGCACTGATGCACACGCTTATATAGACGAAGTAGCTGTTTGGTATGGGTTACTATAATGATAGAAAATAATAGATATAAGCCAGTAGATGACGGACAAAATGGAATAACAAAGTTCCCTGCAAGTGTTTTTCTCAACATGCTGACAGAAACAGAGGCGTGTGCATTATTCAGAAGTAGCACACAAATCATTGCTGATACCGCATTGTTAATGAGTAATAGAGATTCAGAAGTTAATGTTGAAAGCACACGATTTGATGATGTGATGACAGCTTGTGTTTCTGAAGATATTTTTACTGCTGACAGGGTGACTGCTTTCAAGCGTGGTATACGTCCTTTCAACAAGTTTGAAACTCATGGGTACTGGTAATGGCCTTAACTAAGGTATCAAAAGAACTTTTTAACACAGATACTGTATTTGCAGTCGATTCGATTGGTGGCAAGTACGGTAGTAGTTCTTCTCCAATTAGCATTGCTGTTACGGTAGGCACAAAAACAGCCGCGCATCCGTATAACGGAGATGGTAGTAGTTCTGCTTACTTTTTAGACGGTATTGAAGCCCCTGCGCTACAACTCAATGGTGCCGACAATGTGACTTCTGATTCGGGGTATTACTACCGTTTCGATCAATCTGATAGCACGAACTCCTCCCACCCGTTACGTTTTTACCTAGATGCGGATAAGACCACCGCGTATACCACGGGAGTCACGACTAATGGTACGGCAGGAAGCGCGGGCGCGTATACTCAAATTGACGTAGACGAAGATACACCTAGCATTTTGTACTATCAGTGTTCTTCCCATGAATATATGGGCAATTATGCCCTTGTTCCTGCTTCTAATGTAATCAATCACACAGAAGCCCTGATTAGTATGCCGACGGCAACGACGACGCTAGTGGGCACGGATACCACAGACACGTTGACGAACAAAACGCTTACGACTCCTACTGTTACAACACCTGTGGTCAATGCAGGGTTGCAGTTAAAAAATGGGGCTACGAGCGCAGGATTCATAGAGTTTTTTGAAGATTCAGATAACGGTACCAACAAAGTAACGCTTATCGGCCCTGCTGCTACAGCCGACGTTACAATAACTTTGCCTGATTCAGCAGATACCTTAGTCGGTAAAGCAACGACAGACACCTTGACAAATAAGACACTGACTACACCTGTTATCAATGCGGGAGCGCAGTTAAAAAACGGAGCTACTTCCGCTGGTTTTTTAGAGTTTTTTGAGGACTCAGACAACGGTACAAACAAAGTAACGCTCATTGGCCCTGCGTCTACAGCCGATATAACGCTTACGCTTCCATCTAGTGATGGTGATAGTGGGCAGTTTTTACAAACAGATGGTAGTGGAGTCCTTAGTTTTGCTTCAGCCGGGGGAGCCTACAACGCATGGCTTGTAAAAACCAGTGCATATACAGCATTAGCTGGTGATCAAATAGTGGTAAATAGTGCTAGTGCAGTGACAATAACGCTCCCTGCTTCAGCTAGTGCTGGAAATACTGTAATAATCAAAGCGACGGGTGGTGGTACAGTAACAATAGGAAGGAACTCACAAAACATTAACAGCACAGCAGCAGATTCAACTTTATTTAATGGAAATGCAGTTCAACTTGTCTATGTAGATGGAACGATTGGATTCCTTGAAATCTAGGAGAATTAAAAGATGGCAGTAATTGGTAGTAATAATGAACAAGGTGCTTATCCCACGATGGTTTTTCAAGAAAGCCAAACTTGGGCATGTCCTGTTGCAATGGAAGCGATTGTTTACGTCATAGGTTCAGGAGGCTCTGGGGCTACGGTTGGGGGTAATTCACAGAGTTCTTATAATGCCAGAGGGGGAGCCGCAGGCGGTTGTGCTGTTTCCAGACTTTCTTTAGCGGCACAAAATTACACTGTTACCATTGGCAGTGGTGGAGCCTATGCAAGTGCTACTACGGTCAGTGCTGGAAACGCAGGGGGTAATTCAGTATTTTCAGGAACTGGCATTTCCACGATGACGGCCAATGGGGGTGCAGCAGGAACTTTTTCTGGTATTGCTCAAGATACTACTGCTGGAGGGGGTACTGCTACAGGTGGTAATTTAATGAATAATACTGGTGGAGGTGGAGGCGCAAATACCAGTGCGACTGGTGTGATTAGTGGAGGAGGGGGTGTTAATTTGTATGGTAGTTCTTGTAATGGACATGGAGAGGAGTCCACTTATGCGGCTGGTGGGAGTCCCACTGGAATTTCTGGTAACGATTATGCAAGAACTTTTTATTCTCCCAATAGTAATCGATATAATCGCAACCAAACTCTTTCAGTCAATTATTTTTCATCGTTGATGGTTCACCAATCAAGTTTTGATGCTGGATCAGATGTTGATAATGCCAGCGTCAAACTAACACGCTTTCCATCAACAGTTTATTCCAATACTCGCCACTACGTGACAATATCCGCTAACTCTCAAGATAAAGGGCTTTACGCACAGGCAGGGCCATTTTGTGGTGGTGCAGGATATAGGAATTCTTGTAGTTCGGCTGAAATAAATTCAATGGCTGGTGGAGTCGGGGCTGGAGGTGGCGCAGCTACGAACCAGAGTAGTGGTGAATCAGCGTATAGTGGCCCCGGTGGTTCTGGTTTAATAATAATCTTTCCCATTCAACTAGGATAAAAATATGGCAATTATTAAACTTACAAAAGATGGCGTAAGTAACGAGATTGTTGCTGATTTTAAATGGGCTAAAGCAACTTATCCTGATTATACTGTTGAGGATTTAACTGTTTATCCTACAAGCGATGAAATACTTGAGGCAGAAAAAATAGAGGCTAGGCAATGGAGAAATGAAGAGTTAGAAAGAACTGACTCATTATCGTTGTTAAGTGACCATCCTCAAAAAACACAGATAACTACATACAGGACAGCACTTAGAGAGTGGCCTAGCACCAGTGATTTTCCTGATACACCTCCTACGGAGGAAACAGCCGCGAAATGTATCGAGCGATGGGAAGCTGATGAAAGAAGTTAATTTAACAACTCCAGAGCAACCTTGTTTTATAGGAGCTTGGTATCTTCCTGATGCAAGTTTATGTGATGAAATTATTAGTGCTTATGACACAAATTCGTTTAAAACAGTACAAGGGGTAGTAGGCGGTGGTGATAACGATATAGTAGATACAACAATAAAAGATTCAATAGATTCAAGCCTATATGATGTTCCCGATCTTGCGAATAAATTTACAGCTAATTTACTTGCTGTTTTAGAACAGTATAAACAGAGATTTTTTTATTCAAATCATGTTGATACTTTTTTTGTTGATCGTATAAATATCCAAAAGTATCCAAAAGATGCAGGGTATCATGCGTGGCACACTGAAAGGATGAACGCTAATTTTAGGCATTTAGTATGGATGACTTATTTGAATGATATTAAAGAAGGTGGTGAAACTGAATTTTACTATCAGAAGCTTAAAGTAAAGCCACGCAAAGGACTGACACTGATTTGGCCTGTTGACTGGACGCATACCCATAGAGGGATAGTGGCCCCAAATGAAGAAAAAATGATTCTTACAGGGTGGTTTAGTTTTTCACAGCCTCAAGTTAATTTAGAGGCAGCCTAATTAACACAGGACAGGAATATGGCTACATATGTAAATAATTTAAGACTAGAAGAAATAACAACAGGCGATGCTTCGGGCACTTGGGGCACAAAAACAAATACTAATCTTAGTCTCATTGGTAAAGCTTTAGGGTATGCAACGGAAGCTTCTTTTGGTTCTGATGCTAATGCCACTACCACTGTTGCTGACGGTGCAGATGATCCCGCACGAGCCTTATATTTTAAGGTTACTAGTGGAGCCACTTTAACCGCTACACGAGAGTTAACGATAGCTCCTAACACCATATCAAGAGTGATGATTATTGAGAACGCTACCACTGGTTCGCAGATAATTACTATAAAACAAGGATCAGGAAGTACAGTCAATATACCCGCTGGGGGTGTAAAAATAGTCTATCTTGATGGTGCGGGTGCTGGTGCTGCGGTAGTTGATGCACTTGTAGACTTAGATCTGACAGGTACAACTACAGCAGCAGCCATAACAGCATCTGGTGCCATAACAGCATCTGGGGTTATTACTGGATCTACTATTGAAGCTACAGGAGATACTTCTGCTAGTGACAATGCAGCTATTGGATACACCGCTGCTGAAGGTCTAATTCTAACAGGTCAGGGTTCTACGAATGACGTAACTATTAAAAATGACGCTGATGCAGACGTATTAGAAATACCTACAGGAACTACAAATGTAGATATTGTTGGTGTCGCTACTGCTGCAACATTTGAACCTGATGGAGATACCGCTGCTGGGGATAATGCTGCTATTGGTTACACAGCAACAGAAGGGCTTATTCTTACAGGGCAAGGTTCCACCAATGACGTAACTATAAAAAATGATGCTGACGGAGATGTCATTGCTATCCCAACAGGAGGCACTGACGTTAACTTTCATGGCAACGTCAACATTCTAGCGGAGAACGATTTACGGCTACAAGATGCTTCTGGAGGACAATATATAGCATTGCAAGCACCCTCCACTGTTGCAAGTAATGTGACGTTAACGCTACCCGCTGACGATGGAGAGGCAAATCAAGTTTTAAGTACTGATGGTAATGGGGTATTAGATTTCATTACTAATAGCTACCTTGGTTTTGCTATAATTAACTCTGCTACTCCTATGGAGGCATCAGGACAATATGTATCAAATAGTAGTAGCGCGTTAACACATACGTTACCTTCGGGTGTAGCTGGGGCTACAATTATATTATCTAACGTGGGGTCTGGAGTAGTGACTGTGGCGCGTACCAGCAGTCAAAAAATAGATTCTGCTGCCGAAGATGGGACATTGAACCAAGGTGCTTCTGTGCAGTTTGTCTACGTTGATGGTACTGTTGGATGGCATACTTTATAGGACAAGATTATGGCGGTATTAGGCAACAGAGTAATAAAATCAATTCAAAGAGGCTCCACCGGGAAAGGCGGTGGTGGAGGTGATGTAACCATAAATGCTGTTGATCTGTCCAAAACGATAGTCAATGTTAGTGTAGCTACTGGTAAGCAACGATTTGCCAAAACTGATACTCCATCCTACGCATATCAACAAGCGATTGGCGCGGGTGTGTATCTTAGCGATAGTACAACGCTTACTGTAGTAAATGGGACTTATGACACAACCAGTGGCACTGGATATACTTTTTCAGTGCCATCAATCTATTATGAGGTAGTTGAATATGAGTAGTTTAGTTTATGCGGAGCTTGACGGTAATAACATATGCACTGGTGTGAATGAATACTTTCAAACTTTAAATAACCCGCCTTCCAATTACCAGCAAATAGATAGTTTCGATACTAGTGTTATTGGAAAAAGATGGAACGGTTCTTCTTTTGAAGAGGTGTAAGTACTAATGGAAGAATCCGAAGCTTTAGCTGAAATAAGAGCACATGAAAGAGAGTGCGCTGTACGTTGGGATAATATAAAAGTACGTTTAGAGCGTGGTTCTCAGCGCATGGATAGACTAGAGATTTCAATATGGGGAGTGTACCCGTTCATTTTAGCTACTGTATTTTTAGCTAAGCATTTTTGATATAATTAATTATGTTCGCTGAACTTGCAGCGATAGGTAGTGCTCTTAGTGCTATCAACAGTGCAGTATCTACTTATAAAGAAACTAAAGCTAACGCTCAAGACGCTGCTAGGCTTCTAGGC